TGTTATATCACCATAAACTCTTCCTGAGCCTAATCCAAATGATGCAGATTCACCTCCAGCAGTGTTTACTAAACTAACAGTAGAAGTAGAGTAAGCCTCCTTTAGCTGAACTACAGGAGAAGAAACCCACGAATTGTCGCCCCTCAGAAATGTACTTGAGGAGGCTGTACCCGTCGCAGATAACATTGCAATATCTACTGCGCCAGTAGCAATGGTAAGGGCTGTTGCGCCCGTTACATCTCCGGTATTAGTAGCATTGGTTACTTTAGCGGTGTTGGCGGCAATTTCAGTGTTAATCGAATTGGCTAATTTATCAGCATCTACAGCATCATCCGCTATGTCAGCAGTAGCAATCGTACCGGCTGCTATCTTAGCTGATGTAACAGCATCGTTAGCAAGTTGGTCTGTATCTACTGAGCCTTGCGCGGGAGTTATTGTAGTTCCTATATCATTGATACCAATGACTTCCAGTAAATCAGAAGCGCTTAATGCAGTATCAAGAGTTAGCGTAGTTCCAGAAACAGTATAATTATTTTGTTGCTTAACACCGTTAATCGTAACAATCAAAGATTGTTCGTTTGGCGCAGTCCAAGTTAACGTGTGCGTAGCAGAAGTAGAGGAGGTTATGTCAATCCTTCTGATGTCGCTTTCTTTTAATTCTACAGTTCCTAGATATGGCATTATGTTATCTCTAATACGCCGATTACAGTTTCAAGATCACTGTTCGCGCTTGCTGTCATGTGAACATCCCCAGTCGCTTCCAAGTCTATTGGCTTATCTAAGACTAAAGAAGACCCTGCTGGAACTTGAACTCCCTTACCAACATAATAATATGTATCTCCAGAAGTTGCTCTTGCCTTTATATCTACATTAGCGGCGTTCGTCCCATCAATGTTACTCACATATACAGAGTGTAAAATAGATGTTGTTGCCGCTGGAGCGGTATATACAATAGCGCCTCCAGTAGTTAATGCGGCGCCTTGGTTTTTAAATGTATTAGCCATATTAACCTCCTAAAGCAATGGCCATCGCTATTGCTGTCCCTGCGGGATCACCTGCGGCTGACCAAGAAGCATCTGTACCATCGTTACTTAAAACCTTACCAGATTGACCAGACATATTAGGCACAATCGCAGATGTAGAAGTGCTGGGGAAGGAATTGGACAATACGGTTTTGATCATTCTCAAGTGGTCGTCGCCCTGTGATACTGGGTCTGAAGTTGTAGGATTTGTATCTACGAGTTGTGTTACCCAACTGGCCGATTCTAGTGCCATGATACTCTCCTATGCTAACTCAAATATGCCAGTGGCACTTGGTGTAACAGTAAGCGTATTATCCTCTGCCAGAGTAAACTGGGTTGTAGTCAACTTTGACATACACACCAACGCTCCACCTGATTTATAAATAACCGCGTATTTAATATTTGGGATTGTACCGCCAGTAGCAGTCCATACAACCGCCGTAGAATCGAAACGATATTTATCAGTAGCAACAGAAGCCCAAGTTCTACTAGTAACAGAAGCACCCCCTGTGGTGTACCCATTACCATTAGCCACTTCGCTTCCTATAGATGCGTATGTAGATAAAGTCTGATCGTTTGCGTTGGTGCTTGCCGCGCTTGTATGCAAAGACAACTGAAATCCATCTGTCGTTCCAGCCAAATCCCACGCAGTAGCACCACCCATGTTCTCTCTAAATGAATTAAAGAATGCCCATGCAGTAGCAGCCATTTTAGTTTACCTCCTCTTTTCTTTTCAATGAATCTGGATTTTTAATAATATGGGAAATAAGGCCATCCCCGTGAACAGCCAAATCATAATGCTCCCCCGTTCCATTAATCATTTGAACAAATTCTCTTGCTTGATGATAATGTGCAGGAGTGCATTTAAACTCCTTTCCAGATACAATGATATTCAAAATTTGTTCTTTATCATTTTCTGGTTGTTTATAAGCATGGTGCTCACCAATAATACAACTGTCGAAACCATACATTTCTATTTTATGAAAGCCAAGCATTCTAAGAACATGGACGGCTCTTAAAGCCACTGTAGCGCCGCCCATTATTGGGAAATAATCTACATATCTTTTCCCGTACTGCTCATCAAGAATTTCCTTGCAATCATCCTGACCTTCGCAATGCCATATCCATACATTATAACCCTCCAACTTATCAAAGACAGAAGGATGACACTGAGAAGAAATCAAATACTTTACATCCTTGGATAACGGCTCAACAAAACGATTATTAAATTCTCTGCTATCCAACATTATCATAGCAGATACATCCAATCCGCGATCCACACAATACTTATAAGAACCATTCACAGTAACCAGAGGCATTCCATCCTTCCTCTTTTCCGAAAGGTCATCAAAAGTATCATTTAACGTAGCACCACCAAGAGCCAGCGCAATTACTTTATCCCATTGCGTCTCGTAAGGCTGAACTTGAGGAACTCCTCTCTGTATATTTTCTTTTACATATTCCCTGATTACTTCTGGATCAGCATTAACAGAAGCCAAAATTTCTGGAACAGGGAAAAACTTTCTTTTAACTTCTACCGAAGGCGGATAAGACGTAACTCCTAATTTTAACATTACGATCCTTTAAATGCCATTCTTACCTCTAGACCATTGGCCGCAGTTCCTGTAGAAATTGCATCAATGTCAAGCCTAATAACATCCGCTGTAGAAACCTGATTATTGGAAGTATCTACTACGGGAGCCGTAGCGGCAGTAGAAGAATCTGTTTCTCCAGCATCAACTGTAATAGGAGTTGTTAGCATATCTACCCCATCAGTTAAATTATGTATCATTACGTCAGTAGTTCCCGTAACACCTGCGGTATAAACGTGAGCGCCAATCTCGCCAGATACAGCACTAAGATAAAGGCCATTTAATGTAATAGGAATTGTAAATGCTGTAATGCCATTTCCAATATAAGTGGGAAGGTCATCCGGCACTACTTTAATTATTATAGTTCTATTCCAGAACGAACTATTTATTGGAGTAATCTTTTTTACTGCGGCTGCTGCCGCATCATAGAAGGGAATAAAGTCAGCAGTATCGCTCATAGTAGTATCGAGCGGAAGATTATTTATCGTATCATCCTTTCCTGAATTCAGGTTATTGAAATTAGCATCCACTTGATTATGAGTCAATGGAGAGCCTTTCCCGGCTCTTGTAACAATAGTAACTGCCATAGTTTAACTCCTAAGAATTCTCAACGCCTTGGACATCATATTGAGCATAACCCACTACCCAATAGTATGGCTCCACATAAGGAGTGGTTCCATAAGGAAATGCTCTTGGTTGTTTTTCGTAGAACTTCTGACCATTTGTCATGCGATAGGCAACTCTACGAGGGGGGTATTTTCTTGCGCCCCCTATACGAAATCTTCTTGCCATTAATATCTCGCCTCTGCTTCTGGTTCTAGTGAATGTCGCCTTCTAGAAATGGGCGGCATCGCATCCATATCATATATTCGAGAAAGGGCATCCAAAAAGTCAGGATGGATCGTAGGAAATAAAAGATACTCGTTCTTCTTTACCCAATCAACCAGATCATATAGTTTTCCTTCCTCATCTTTTCGCATGATCTTCTTAGAAATCAAAAATTCTTGTTTCTTTATTTTATAATCTTTCTGATGAGAAGTTAATCTCTTCTCGTCAGTAGGATAAGGAAAAAAGAATGAACCATCTTTTAGATCTGGTTCGAGTCTTTGTATCCTGTCCTTCTTAGACTGAGAGCCACCTCCTCCAGTCCAGTTTAATTCATAAATTGGAAATGAACTTCCATCGACACGCATCATTTCCTTAAAGTGTTCTATATCAGATTGTGCGCCATACCTCTCATAACCAATCTTTACCTCCCTGATTCCGGGCGCCCTCTTCCACTTGGTTCTAAGAGTCTTTATAGACTCCCACCTCTCAGAAAGAGAAAGCCTATGACATACTCCATCTAATAGAAACTTATTATAATTTGCGTCTACACCAACAACAGATATAGCAGTTCTGTTAGATCCCTTCTTTCTCGAATGCGCGGGATCGCACATAATATATACATTCAAAGTATATGG